AAAATCATCACCAGAAAATATCTTTTTAAATACATTTTTTTCTTTTTTAAATATCTTGTACTCTCTGTTCATATACTTACCAAGCTGACTGGTGAAAGTATCACTTAGTTCAGTAGCACTAGACAGAACATCTCTAGCTATCTTTTCTTCTTGTTTGGATAATCCTTTAATTCCAAGAACATCTTTCGCTTCTCTAATTAAAGGTTTTAAAAATTGATTATCTAAAGTAAGAGAGTTTAAATCTAATTGATATCGAGAAGCTAATAAGGAATTTTCAAATTCTAAAATATCATCATCTGTTGCTTTCAAAGTATTCTTCATAAAATCATGAAGGGCTTCTCTTTTTTTATAGGCAGGGTTAGCTACGCTAAATTCTTTTCCTTTAGAATTTACTTTAATAATTTCTTTTGGAACAGAGTAAGCTGCGTCCGGTAATTGTTTCTGCACAATGTTTCCTTGTTGGTCAAAAACAAAATCTGATCTTTTAAATTTACCGAAGTCGGTTAGTCGATCATTGACAAGCTTTTGAAACTTCGTAAAGATTTCGTCTTTCTGTGATCCTGCATTTTTTAATGCTTGTTTTGAAATTTTTTCAGCTGACTTGGCTAAGGTTTCACTTACGATTTGTGATTGTAAAGCATAAGTAGAAGCTATTTGATCTCCATCTTTTAGAATATTAAATGCTCTTTGACCAAGAACACTATTAGGAGTTAGCATATTTAACCCTTTACCAATTACATTTTGTAAAGGACTTCTATCAAATTGTCTTGCGAGAGGAGTTGCTTTCACTGCTTTACTGACACCAGCTATAGTTGCTCCTAACCCTGCTCCAATGGCACCACTCTCTACAGCAAATTTAAAACGATTAGTAAATTTTCTAAATGCTTCTTCTCTACCCTCTAATCCTTCTCTTTGATCTGTTTCTGTTGGACCACCAATAGCATCACCAATAGTTCCAAAATCATCAGTGTAGGCTATTCCCTCACCAACAGTGGAACCAAATAATCCCCCACCACCAATTTTTAATTTGGTAGCTAAATCGCTTTTTAAAGTATTTTGATCAATATCTTTTCTAACTAATTTTTTACCTGTTGCTTTGTCTAAATACTTACCTGTTTTCTTTGCACCAAGGGCTCTTCTTGCTAATCCCGCTCCTAATTTATAACCCGCTACACCAGGTACCCCTAATTGAATTAAACCTTCGGCAATTTTTCCTGTTAGTGTTTGCTCTGCTATTTCTTCAAAAGGATTTAACTTATCAAAAAACTCTTCAACACCAGCGGCTGTATTTGTATCCGCTCCTAAATCAATTAATTCAGCAGCGAGAGAAGCAAATCCCTCAGGTATTTTTAAAACACCAGAAGCAACACCAGAAGCAAGTCCTACAAAAAAATTAGGTTTTTTATCTTCGTCTTTTTTTTCTTCTAAATAATTAAGTATTTTTTCTTTTGCTTCAGTAGTAGATAAGTCTTCTTTGAGGTCAAACTTTTGCCCTTGATATTCATAAATTGGCATGTGACCTCCTAATCTATTTTAATTACTTCTTCTGTATTTGTTGGGGTGGTTGTAGTTGTTGAATCTTGTTCTAGGAACATTCCTGTTCCAAATTCTTTTTTAATTTGAGCGTCAGCCGCCTCAATAGCGTCATTAACTACACCAAGTTCTTTTTCATAAAGAACTAACAGTTCTGAATACCTTTCGTCTTTCATCTCAGCGATAGTTTTCCCAGATTTTTGTTCGTATATTCTAGTTGCTTCCTCAGCTGCTTTTTCTGGACTAAGTCCTTTACTGTTTATAAGGTCTTGTACTAATTGACCAAAGGTTCCTGGCTTCTGAGTTCTACCTAGTTCTTCTTCAGCACCTTTAATAGCTATCATATCAATCGCTCTTTCATCTTTCATTGCTTCTCTACCTAGAGTTGCAAAAGCTTGCAATGGATCTTTAGCTGAATTAGCAATCTTCTCAGCAAAGTTTCCGCCTTTAGCAGAAGCTAAATTCAAACCAAATTGTGCTAGCTGTAATAGACCTTGTTGTTTTAACCCTTCCCTAGGATCCCCTAAAATCTTTTTATATAAATCAGAACGCTCTCTCACTAAAGATTCTAAATCAGAAAGTCTTTCTTTTTCTGGTGCTCCAAGAGTATCGGTAACACTTGTTGTCTTTTCTTCAATGATTTCATCTTGCCCTGGACCTTTTCCTTTTAAGATAGCTTCTTTTAATTCCGTAGTTGTTTTTGCCTTCTTAATATCTTCTGGTACGGGAGTTGAAGTAGCTTCTATTTTTTGTTCCTCTGAACCTGTAGTTGCTTTTCTTTCAGCTAACTCTGCTTTTAATTTTGGAAGTTCTGCTTGTGCTTCAGCAACTTTATCTTCCCCATAATATTCAGGATTAGCAATAATTCTTTCTAGAGTAGCAATTCGACCTTCTAAATTAGTTACTCCTTTTTTAGCATATTTCTCAACCATAGGTGTATAACTTTTAGGATCCATAACCGTCTCCATTGCTGTAGGAGAACCTGTTGTTTGACCAAGTGCTTTATCATCATATTGATACCCTGGAGGAATAGTAACTTCTCTTCCGTTAGCAAACTTTTGAACCACGATACCACCATTAGCAAAAGCTGGGATACCATAAGCACGTAATTGGTCCTTGGTCAGTGGGCGCTGGAACATGGGTCTATCTAATATAGCCATTATCCTATTAACGAACTAATACCGCCCGCTCCCCCTAAAGCACCTAAGGTACTTAGTCCAGCAATCCCTAACCCTGCTACTTGTTGTAAAAGTGAGGGAGAAGGCTGTTGTGTATATTGAATTTGTGATGTGGGAACACCTCGTAGAATATCAGAAGCAAATCCTGCTCTTTTAAAAGGTTCTTGTTGCCTAGCTAACTCTGTTTGTCTTTGAGCCTCTAAAATATTTTGTTGTTGTTGCTGTTGAATACCACCCACACTTAATAATCTGTTAATATCAACACCAGATAATCTTTGACCGGCTTCTCCTAAACCAACTTGTGCTTGAGCAACACCTAAAGTTTGTGTTCCGAGTTGCCCTAATTGTTGTGCGGTTGCTCTTTGAGCGGCTTGTGCTTGTAAATAGTTTCGTGATAAGTCTTCAAAAATTCTTTGAGATTTAACCTGTGCTAAATTTCTCGCTTCTTCCGCTTCACGGACACCGAATCTTGCTCCTCCAAAAGCTCCCGCAGCTACGCCTTCCGCTGCAGTTCTCTGCGATTGAATATCTGCTTGTCTTTGTAGTTCTGCTAAAGCCTGTTGTGTTACTTGTTGTTGATAGGGATCCATATATGTTCCGACTTGAGAAGGATCCAATGTTGTAACTCCGGCACCAATGGCCCCAAGTCCTGCACCGATAGTTTGCTGTGCTTGTTGTAAAAATGGTTGATACGCACCTAAGCCTGATTGAGCTTCTTGAATCGCTGTTAATTGTGCTTGCTCTAAAGGAGCAACTTCTTTTGCAGGGACTGCTTGTGAAATACCTGCTAAACCTTTTAATCTTAATTGATATTGTTCATCGGTCTCTCCTTCTAATTGAGGAGGAGGTGTTTCCCCTGGTGCTAAAGGTACACCCATTACGGATGCTAATAATTGTTCCGCTCTCTCTTCAATGAAGGGAGCTTGTCGTTGATATTGTACAATCTCTTCTGCCATATTATGCTACCTTGCTTTCAAATTTATCCATCATTTCATACATCATTTTGGCACCTTTGCGACGCTGTTCTAACGTATCATCTTTATTTGCACCATTCAATGCCCCAAGTCCTCTCACGGCTTGAGCCGTCATCACAAATTCACCATCACTTAACATTGCAGGGATGTCATCAGATTTCTCTGTCCCTGGTCCGTCGATCTGTCCTACTTTACGAGGGAAGTTGTTAACCACATCATTAAGAGATCTTGACTCTGTATCAATAACATCTCCACCTTCAGCTAAACTTCTATATGTTGGAGTAGCTGAACCATACTCAGTTGCATAAGCAACATCTGGCATTCTTAAATCTAAAGGCATGACACTACCTGGTTCTGGTGGACCTTCTATAGGAGTTACTTCATCTTCGTCTTCTTTTATGGAACTTAATGCACCGATAGCGCCTAATCCTAAGGCACCTTTTGCTAAAGTGCTCATTCCTCCAAAAGCTTCTGCTCCCCTTTGAAAAACACTCGGTTGCCCTAAAGCTTCACGTGCTGACATTTTTGCTAAATTTTTAGTAGGATCTCCTCCTAAAGCTGCTTTTAATTGTTCAACAGTTTGAGCTTCTTTAATAGCGCTAGAAGCTGTCGTTCCTCCAAACTGAGAAGCTGGGGCTGCTGTCCCAAATAAACCTGCACTTGTAGCAAAACTTCCTAAACCAAAACCCATTAAAGCAGAAGTTGCAATGTTCGCAGGATTGTCTCCTCTGATTGCAGATCCTAATCCTGCACCAATGGATGCTCCCATCGGTCCACCAATAGCGAACCCGATTGCACCAGTGACTGCGGGTAGAATCTTTTTTAACATTTATTATTCCTTTTTATTGACCGCACCCAGATTCGCCAATCGTGGTGCAAAGATTGTAACATCTCGCTTAATATCAGCATCGGTAGTATCGGTGTTAGGATCAGTAACGTCAGCAGAACAATGATCTTCTGACTCGTAAGTTGTACCAGTTCGTGTATTCGTAATAACAGTTTCTGTCTTACAGCTATAGATAGGTACTTGTTCACCGTTGATCTCCCTGTATCCTAGAATTTTTGGTTCATCGACTATTTTATGCATATTAACCTTTATTTGTACTATTGTTGTCCCTTTATTTCAAGCAAGGAAACTGACCAATTTATGTTGTTAGCTATGTTAGCATTAACAATTAATTGATCTCCTGCTTCAAACACATAGACTCCATTTTGAAATAAATTTAAAGCCACGCCCGCTGATACTTCGGCAGCAAATGCAATTGTTTGATCTTCACTAGCATCGTAATGATAGGCGCTAACCAGAGTTTTAGGGTTGGTCACTGCTTCGTGAACAATGAAAAATGTTTTAGCAACATAGGTTGTAGCAGGAATAGGGGGCGTTGCAGCTACATTGGCCACGGGTACGGTAAATATAGTAGCGTTTGCTGTTGTGTCTAGAATACCTGTAAAGTTTTTAAATACGTCTGCCATTAAGTTGTTGTCGCACTCCCACTAAAAAACCATGCTCTTCTTGTTTGTTCGTCAGCATTGTCTTGCTGATAACTTGAATTTAGCTGTAGCACAATTTGTTCTAATTGTCGAATAAGTTCTGCAAATGCTCTAGGATCATACTGTTCGGGTGGATCGGGAAATCTCGTTTGAGGTATTTTTGCCATTATCGACCACCGTCAGGAAAAGCATCAATAGTAAAGGTACCCATTTTAAAATTACCACCAACAGAATCAGATTCTATTTTAAAATTAGCTTGTCTTCCACGACCACGAATATCTTTTTTTGTATCTGTCGTTGTTACAGTTGAATTTGTTTGACTAATCACATTACCATAAGGATAATTCTTAAAGCTCCAAGTCATATTTAAATCTCCCGATTGTTCTCTAAAGTCAGGAATAAATCTTGCAATACGCATCAATTGTTCTCCACCTTCATCAATATTAAAATCTCCCGATTGAATAAAAGCTTGAATAGAAGAACCATTAGCATCAGTTCCAAACTCTTGTTTGTAGTGATTTGATGCTCCATTAGATAATCCAATAACAGTAGGTGTTGTATTAGAAGCGGTGTTAGTTAAATATTCTGTAGCCAAAGGATTTTGAAACACACCTCGATCAACCCAAGTCGTTCTACTCATTGAACCCACATACCACGACTGTTCTAAATAATTATAAACAACACATCTATTAACTTGTGGTTGTGCTATGTTATCTGGATTGGTTACATAGAACCAAATAATCTCTGCAAATTCTGTATTGACGCCCGCAAAGATTTGATCTGTTTGTGTTAAATCTAGGTTTTCAAATACAAAATCATCAACAGTACAGGGTAATTTTTTCACGGTACCATCAAAAGCGAAGAATGCATTTTGCCCCATCCAATAAGCAACATCTCGCACAACAACAGCAGCGTGTTGTCCTAAGAGTCCACAGTTTTTACCTAATTGATTAAGTCCAAAAGTAAAAGGAGGACCAATAAACTGCATTGCGTGTAAGGAAGTATCTGTCCAAACTAAAATAGCACCTCTTGCCTTATCGGCTCCTACAATAGTAGAACCGTCTTGAATACGCAGTGAGCCTGCAGTGTTTTCTGCTTTAGGTTCATAAGTGTTAATATCTTCTTGAGAAGAGAAACGTAATAATAAAGGATCTTGTGAACTTGCAGTGCTAATAGTTTTCTCTGTTCCGAATAAAACCAAATGTCGATCAGGGGTAGAGACTAAAGAAAACTTAGAAGTTGTAGGTGCATTGGCAACTAAACTTGCTCTACCGGATAATGTATCATTAGTAGGAGACCATTGATAGGTGGCTCCATTAAGAACGGTCGCAATTAAGTTCTCACCAAAGTTATCAAGTGACCAATCTCGTCCATCTAAAACAACATTAGAGGTTGGTCGAGCAGTTCCCCAAGTTGAAGATCCCCAGGTATAAGTACCAAAACCATAACCAAATGTTGAAAAAGCAGGACCTACGTTAATATCAAAAGTAGCGGTCGATGTTCCGTTGGCCGTGATTCCTGCACTGGCTTCCGTTGTATCTTGTTCAATAACAAAGGCATTGGTATTTGTTACAGACTTAACTTCAAAACTACGATCAAAGTCAGCTGTTGTAAAACTTGTATTCGTTATATCTAAGCTACCTGTACTAGAAAAAGTAACAATATCTCCTTCATTGGCACCATGACCATTCACACTAACGGTGACGTTTGCTGAGCCTGTTGTTGTTGTAAAGATACTGGTTACTGCAGAATTGGTTTGTCTAATCGGAGTGATATCATAGAAGATATCATTAGCAAAGACGTAGAGCTTTTTATCGGTGCCTACAGCAGATAATCGTGTGCCGTCTAGTGCTACCCAGTTATGAGCATCACGAGCCACACCAATTAATTTATAATCTTGTGTCTCTTCCCAACCGCCAATCTTTTCTGGCAGACCATATCGAAAACGAACATTGTCTGAATCTACATAACCACCAGATGCACCTAGATCACTGGTCTGTTTTTGAATTCCCGGTTTGAGTTGTATCTTTGTTAGTGTCATTGGCTTTGCTAAACATGGTTCCTACATGACCTTTAAATATCGTTGTTCCTTGATGATTTAAAGGCATGGAAACATCCGCCCATATCTTACCATCGATCTTACGCCATAGTCTAGAGAAATAATAATCCTCACTGAGGTAGCGTTCTGCCTTATCCCATTCTAATTTACCGACACCGAAGAAATCATAACAATTATCCGAACTAAATCGCTTACCATTAATGATTTGATCGGATTTGTATTTTCGCTCAGGATATGCTTTTCGCATTTTTCTAAAGACATCTCTTTTAATTAGCATCATTCCTGTCGCCGCTTCCATTACCTCACAAAAACCATTTTGTAATTGAACATGTTGAGGGTCTTCAAAATTAAGATTATACCCCAGTGCTCGATAAGATATTTCTTCTTCTGAAATATTTGGATTTGCCTTAACAGCATTAATAACTTGATCCCAGTGCACACATTTACGTGGATAAATACCACAAGCAATATCTTTATCGGCACGGATTAATCTCTCTACATTAGCTGGTTCAAATCCAATATCAGCATCAATAAATAATAAATGAGTACCAATATATTTAGTATCGTCTAAGAACATCGAGACAATAGTATTTCGAGCACGAGTAATTAAGGACTCATTGCCCATCGTCTGTAATTTCATTTCAACACCACTTTTTTGACACCAGGTTTGTAAGCCTAATAAACCATGAACAGTGTTTTCTGTTAGCATTCCGCCATACATCGGCATGCCTAAATATATTTTTATTCCCTTGTCTTTCAAATCGCCTTCTAACATCTATTAGTCCTTTCTTAGTTTTTTATTTTCCATACCTTTCATTAATCCTGTTAATGTGGCCATATTGGCTTTGACCATTTCATTTCTAAAACTTTCTATCGCAGCTCCTGCTTGATTCGTTTGCCGTGAATTCTCAATCATAAGCAAAGGCATCATCGCCATGGCACAACCATATTCATCAACGTCTGCTCCTGTTTGTGGATGTTTTCCTCTGATTTGAATAAACCAAGCACAATCAAATTTTTTACAAGGTTTAAAATTGTTGAGAGGACAGTTGTCTTTAACTTCTATTTTCAAAATTAATCTTTGGCGGCAATAATTAAATCTACGTATTGAACATTAAGTTCTAAGTCACTGGTGTATGTGTGTGAGTGGTTGTCACCTGCTAAGGTGCCCGCACTGTGAGAGTGTGATCCGCCTCCACCTTGATAATCAGTATAATATCTTCTCGCACCGCTATCGTTTCCTGTATTTCTTACTCCTGCTGATACACTATCACCTGTACCAAATTCTACATGCCCACCTTCTAAGTGACGGTGAGATGGTATTTCAGATAAACTCAAGGTATGACCTGCGGTCGAACCTGAAATAGTGACGGTGGAGTTGTTTGATGTGCCTGAAACAGCAACAGCTGTATTAAAGACACCAGAGAAAGTATTACTACCACCTGAACTGGCTGTACCTGTGACAACACGTAGTGCTTTGTTGTCATGTGTTGTTTGTTTAGTCCAACCTGTGGGAGCAGTGGTTTGTTGGAATAGCATTAAAGTACCTGAATCAAAAGGTTCAATGTTCGTTAAACTTGATCCGTCACCGATGAAATAAGAAGCAGAAACATTTCCTGTGACATTAATATCATCACCAAAAATATCTTCAACATTATCGGAAGTACAATACACTAAAGTCTTAGCACCTTGAGCGATCGTGGCACTGTTAGCACCATGACCTGTCGCTGCTACATTGACAGTGTAGGAACCTGATGTGTTATTATAAATAAAATAGTTGTTTTCTTTAGCAGGGATAAAGACGGTAATATTACCAGTCAGTGTTCCTGTTAACTCAATAACTTTGTTAGAAGCTTCGGCTGTTGACGATGCGTTGGCCGTGGTCAGGGTTACATTAGAGCTCCCCCCAACGTCTTTGGACAAATATCCCGCAACAAAAGCATCGACTACGTCGAGGTTATTATTCGTCTTATCACCCCAAGTACCGGCGTTTTCGCCTGTTCCTTGAAGTTCGAGTTTAAGTCTATCTGAATATGTTGATGCCATAATTACGCTCCATTATCTACTATAACGCCACCGTTTTCAACCCATTCTAATATCTCTTGGTAGTGTCGGTTTGCTTCATTGTGAGGAACAAATAAAATTTCCCCATTAGTTAAAATCACTTTATAAGTATCTACTATATTTAACAAATTATATTGTTTTTCTACACTCTGTATCATTTATAACTCCGCATCAAACCTTAACTCTGTACTAGTTGAACCTGCTAACCAATAAGAATACCCTTGTGTAAAACTTCCTGTAAGATTAACTGTGCAAGAGTATTTGTTTAAAGATTCTGAACCAATAACACTAGGATTACCCGCTGTATTATTACCCAACCAAGTAAAACCAGAAGCAGATGAAGAACTAACTGTTGGTGCATCTCTCATAGGTACAACAAATCTATATGGCATTCTTCCAGCCGAAGAAGTGTGAGCAGTGAATAATCCATATAATCCATTATCGTCAGGAGTATAGTGATTAAAATAATATCTCATACACCTCTGTAAATTCACATCAAAAGGCAAGAATTCAAAATCCGAGGCGGATGTATCTGCTTCGAGTTGTACTCCTGTAACTTGCCAAGTAGCAGAGTTTGTTGCTAATATTTGAGTTTGACCTGTTACCCCATAGCTAGTTGAAGCATTCCATGAATCAGCAGTCGCTAAAAAAGCAGAACCTGTAGACAAAGCAAAAACTAAAGAAATTCCTTTACCATTTGTAGTGAGCCATGTTCCTGATGTGTCACCTTCAATTGTGACTGATTTTTTTTCCCAAGTATCAGCAGAAGAAATATTATAAAGTGCTCCATAAGTTCTACCATTATCATTACCAACAGTAACACCAAAGTCTCCAGTTAAACTAGATTTAACCCAAAAAGATAAAGTAACTGTTTGTGCGTCAGAGGTTCCCCAGTCTAATTTTGTTATATTGTAGCCTTCTACATACTGTCTTAAACCTGCTAATTCACCTGCACCAATACTATAAGCAGATAAACTTGTTACTTTGTTTGAATATACGAATCCAGTAGGAGCATCTGAAACTTGTTGTATAGAATACTTACTTGAAACATTCACTGCGTTTTGCCAACGGTCTACACCATATTGACCGTTTGTAGGGGTAATTGAACTTCCACTATTTCTTTGGTCAATCGACATATCCCCGTTGATAATCAAATTCTTAAAATTGATCGTACCCGCAATCTTCGCAGCAGTGATATCTTGGTTCGGTCCTAAGCGGGTGATGGCCATTTAATTATAACCCCTGTGCTTGTGCAGCTTGAAACGCAGTCCAAGCATCTTTAACTGCTTGTGTCCAAACAGCATTACATACTGCCTGTACTTCTGCATCTTCGCCTGTAATATCTTGATCTGGGTGAACTACTTTTCTGTGTCTGCTTCTTGATAACTCTACACCATCTTCTTTGATGACTGTATCAGTAGCGATTTGCACAGCTTTGTATTCGCCTACCACTTCTATTTTAGCGATTTGTGTTTCTTTTGTTATTGCCATTGTTTACTCCTTAACTCGTTGTATATTGAATAGAACCTATAACTCTAGCACCATTTACATCAAATATTGTGTAAGAAAAACTTAGTCCACTAGTTTCACTATCTGTACCTGCAAAATCTAAACTTGAACTTCCATTATCCATTCTCATAGTTAAATAATTAGGACTTTTTGCTATACCAGAATATAAACCTAAACAACCAGATTGACCATTTTGATTTTGGCAACTAAAAGGCAAACCACTAATTAATGCTTTATTACCATTACCTTTTGCGTTTATATGTAATTCAAAATGAGCAGTGACTATTCTTCCAACTTTTGTATATACACCTGTTTGAACATTATAGGTTGTTGTAGTAGCACCACTTAAAGCAGGAGTCCAAGTACCTTCCTCATAATCATCTAAGGCATTGGCACTAGTTGTACCACCTATCTTTAAACCTTCAGAATCCATTCTTAATATTTCTGAGGTGCCTTGTCTATATATAATAGTATTAGCAGGACTTGCGGAAGGTCCATAAAGAAGAATATTTCCCCCTTGATTACTATCATTACCCCCTGCAATAATTAATTGTGAGTCATTTACAGTTTTATTGATTTGTTCCGTAATACCTACTCTTTGAGAACTATCAATTGTAATCGCAGTACTAGTCGCATTATCATCAATACCTGTAGAGGAGAAAGGAGCATTAACCGTTAAATTCCCTACACCGTCCGAGGTCATCAGAGTATTATCCCCTGAGTCTTTCCACTGATCTACTTTTAAAATTCCTGTCATTTATGCTCCTATGATCCTGTATGCTCCAAACATAGTTGATTTATCATCTTGTGAAAGTTGTGGCTGTGAAGAACCTGTATCAATTAACACATAAGCCTCAACATAATCTCCCGCAGACAAATCTATTGTTGTAAAAACATTAATACCTAATCTATCTAAATTAGTAGTTGAATGACCATTGTGCCTATTATTTGCATAAACAGAACCATTTAAATAAATATACCCCCAAGCTTTTCTCATATCATAAACAGTAGTATCGCAATCTAATCTCAAATAAACATAATATTTACCAGCATATCCAGAAGGAACTGTAAATCTGTCATTTGCTAAATCAAAAGCAGAATTAGTATCAAAAGACTCAACATCAAAAGTAACCTTTGTAACAGTGTTATCTGTAATTAGTTGATTTGAATTTTTATATACTTCGAAAGCAGGAGTATTTGTCAACGTTCCCCCTGTAATGGTGGAAGCTAAATTAAGAGACGTGGTACTTGATCCACCAATCGTGATGGATGAACCTGTCCTGTTCTCAATATTATTAACCTTGATCGTTGACAATGATTACTCCTTAACTCTTGGGGTTGTCAGCCTTGATCTGATTCACTCTAGTGATTTCCGCATCTAATCCGTTCTCGATAATATTCTCGATTTGGGATTCGATAGAACCGTATAATGCCTTACGAGTGGCAACGACCTGAGCGTTAGACTCTTCAGTCGTGGCTGCCGCTTCAAAAGCATTGAGTTGATCAGCAGTAGGCTTGGCAACACTGTCAATGTTCCACTCTTTAATGTAGGGACCTTGACCATTAGAATCATCTTGTAATAAAACGTCAGTGGTAAAATCTACCGAACTTACGCCATTATCAGCAAGATACTTCTTAATTTTTGTACTTAGTTGTGCCATGTTTTACTCCTTGTTAATACTTATCATAGTTTATAATCCAAATGTATCCTTAATTTCAGCTTCGGTTAATCCTAAAGCTGCAAGCTTTGATTTGGCAGATGCTTTGTTGTTTTCTTTGTCTAGTTTTGCTTGATCATAATCAGCTTGTAATTCTGTTTGTTTTGTATTTATTTCTTGTTCCGTTGGTTTAGTTTGATTTTGGTCTAACCAATCTAACCCTGCATATCCATCTTGGTCCTCGTTAACCCAAACCCACTCTGCTGAAGGTTTTAATGCTTTTAATGCTTGAGCTTTAGTAATCATTAAGCCAATACCTCTATTAAAGTTAAACTAAGCATTCTCTGTTGACCCGTTCTATTATAGTTAAAAGTTAAAGATGTATTATCACATTTCCCTTGAACAGAATAAGTAATAGCTGATGTTGTACTAGGACTATCTAAATAAGTAATTCCTGTTCCTGTTCCCCAACTAAAACCTTGATAAGATGCAAAAGAACTGTTGTGACCTGATGTGGTAATATTTGTTCCATCTCTAAAAAGAGCGATGTGTCCCATATTTGAAGTATTACTTAATTCAACACTAGAAGGAGCTGCGTGTAAAATTAAAATTTTAGAAGAAGTGGCACTAGGAGTGATTGCTAAACTCATAACCGTATAATAAGTAGTAGCTGATATTGCAAGATTATTGGTATTCGATACACTTACTACTTGACCAATCTTACCACCGCCAAATCCTGTTGCAGTTCCATTATTCGTTAATGTCACCCCACTCGGAATAGTAAAGGTATCCCCACTATCACCTAAAGTGACACTGGTTCCTACTCCAACGGGTGTGATTTTATTAACTTCGAGTGTACTCATAATTATACTATAACAAATGTCGCTCCACTGGCAATACTGAGTGTCCCCGTCACGGAGAAGGGTCCTGCGACCATGCCATTTTCACTGGCTTCAATACTTACATTACTCATGGTTTGTTGATTGACGACATAAAAGGTCGTGCCTAACGCTTCACTGTTCACGGAAGAATCCGTTGGAGTTCCAATCGATAACACATCTCCTAGCACGACACCTGAAAAAGTATCCGTGGCTAGCGGTGCGGACGTGAACGTAATTGAAGAGCCTGAGATCGTGTACGCATCGACCGGGTACTGATAAATACCTGAAATAGAAATAATACAATTCTGTTCTGTTTGAGGATAGATATTCTGTCCTCCTGTTTGCAGTGTAAAGGTCGTAGTTGACCCATCAAAGCTCACGGCTAAGTCATCGCAAACGATATATCTTCCTGTTAGTGGTTCTTGTCCGATGTAGGGCATTTTCTTACTCCTCTATTAAATCCCATTGTAAATTATCTTCGTTCCATAAATAATTATTACCGTCATTGGGATAAGGTATAGGTGCTTCCCAATCACAAGTATCTTCATTTAAAGTCCAAGATTGAAATTTTTTCGGTGGTATAAAAGCATCTCTACCTTCATCATATTGATATCCTGGACCTGCATAATTTTTTCTTAATGCTTTTGTTTGGTCCACTGATTCTACACCGTCTGTATAATGTTTACCTTTTTTAGTGTTATATGATGTTTGAACCCATTTGTAGTTTTCTTCTACTGGTAATGAATCAATGAAATCTTGTTCTGCTACTATTACTTGAACAACTGCATTACTAGATTTTTTTACTTTTGCAAAATGTGTCATTAGTTTTGAAATTTATACCTTATAATTACTATTCCAGAGCCACCTGCTCCACCACCAGCGCCAAAGTAGTTTCCACCACCTCCACCACCAGTATTAACTGTCCCTGATTGTCCAGTGTTGGGATAGTCACCACCATTGCCTCCTCCACCTTCACCACCAGGAAAGTTTCCACCTCCACCTCCACCTCCTCCAGCGAAATAGGTAGGAGTTCCATTAATAGATGTTTGAACACCATCACCACCAGCCACGTTAGCTTGATCAGTTCCACCAACTTCACCAGCACCGCCTCCACCACCACCCCTATAACTTGGTGTGTTTCCTGTGGCTCCAGCATAACCTTGATTTGTAGTCCCGGCGCCACCGCCAGCACTACCTCTCCAAGCACCACCACCTCCAGATCCACCAGAAGCTCCTGTTGTAGTAGAGTCTCCTCCACCGCCTCCACCACCAGTTGAAGTGATTGCACCAAATACAGAATTAGAACCGTTAGAACCTCTTGCTCCACCAGTCCCTCCACCACCAGCGCCACCACCTCCAATAGTTACTGTATAACCTTGAGCGACAGCGGTGATTGCAGTTTCAGCACTGCTTCCACCTCCTGATGATTCACCTGTGACAGAAGAACGATATCCTCCTGCACCGCCTCCACCAGAACCTGCACCATTACCAACAGCTCCACCAGAACCTGCACCCGCTCCACCAGCAACGACTACATATTCTAATTCATTAGAACCATATTCATTACCAATTTCAGTTACAGTAAATGTTCCAGAAGAAGTAAAGGTGTGAATTTTATAGTCACCTGAAGTTGTGATAGTTCCTCCTGTTGCGGTTATGTAAGTAGGAGACCCAGCGGCACTTGCTAATCCTGTAGAGGATATAATCCAACCTTGAGGGGCTCCTGAGTAGACAAATTGAATTACTTGACCTCCTGTAGTAAGTACGGCATTGGAAGTAGAGCCTTTAATTTTTAATCCATTAGGACTAACAATAACCGAATTGGTGTTAAAATTTTCAGCATAATCTGCAAAACTAATTGTATCTCCTTGATTTGCAGAACTAGGAAGAGTAACAGTTACCGAACCGCTAGTAGTATCAATCCAATAACCTATATTTACGGCAGCGTTAAAACTACTTGTTTTAACAGAACTATCCCAATCAATCAAAGACACTCCGGGATCTAAACTACTAGTGGGTAATGTTGTGAGTGCCATGGTCTATGCTCCTATTAATTTAAATGCTTCAAAAAATGTAAAACCTTCACCAGCAGCAATAGTTGAACCTGTGCCGGTATTTACTTGTAAATCATAATAGTCTGTTCCATTTGGGGTAATTATGGCTCCTGAACTTAAAATACCTGCACTACTAATAGTTGCTTGAGCCATTGCTACTTCTGTTGTTCCATTTTTAAATATAGAACAATACATATAAGCTTGACCAGTATTATTTCTAACTTGAAAATGTATATAAAATTTACCACCTGAGGGGGGTGTCCATCTATAAGTAGAATTATCGTAGTAACCACCAATATCAAAATCTTCTGTGGCTAAAGAAAGAACAGTCCAAGTTGCACCAGATACAGATTGATTACTAGATAGTCTAGCTCGAAAAGCAGGAGTATTATCAATACCACCAACACTTTGAACAGAAGAAGCTAAACTTGAACTCGCAGTAAAGCTTCCCGCACCATCGGATGTGATGATTGAGTTATCTCCACCGTCAGCGAGTATGTTTACTTTGATCTTACTTGTCATTTATGCTCCTATTAAATGGCTTCCTGAAAACCAAGTTTCTGTTTGATTTCTAACTGATAAAGATGAACCTGTCGCATAACCATATAGTTCACAAAAATCACCAACATCTAAATACATTATGGTTGAACCATGAACAATAGTTGCACCTGTTATATTAATATCAGTACCTCTTTGCCACTCTGAACTATTTTTAAAAAAGAATAAAATTACTCTTGATATAGTACCTTGAAATCCTAAAGAACCTTTGAAACTATAGTATCCAGCAGTCGTTGCTGTAAAACGATAGTTACTTGAATCCCAATTAGAACCAACATTGAAATTTATATTATCAAATTGAATTTTTGTAGATGCTCCACTGCTTAGTGATTGATCACCGTCTCTATAAACACTGAATAGAGGAGTATTCTGAGGGAACCCTGAACCGAGAGTCACGGACCCTGAACCGTCACTACTAAGCAACGTATTATTGCCTGTGTCTTTGATGTTGTTGACTAAGATGTTACTCATTATATTTTACCTACTCCAAAAATTAAAATAGTTCCTCCAGTCGTAGCTGTTGTCTCATTTCTTATTCTAACACCATTGACAACAGATGTTGTTTGACTTCTACCACCAATATCATACCTGTAGGAATGTTGGTCATCATTGTGACCATATAAACTAAATCCAAAGGCTCCGTAACCTCTACTTCTACTACTAATTGTTAAATCGGTAAGCATTATCTCAAAACTTAAACTATCGGTTGCGTCCGCACCCATATTATAAGCTAATCGTATAGCACCTGTCGCACCATCAGTACCTGTTGAAGTAGGAGATTCTATTCTTTGGTAGGTTAAAGCACTTTCTAAATCAGTGTCTGTTGAACTAAAACTGTTGGTTGTAGTGTACATATTATATTCAGTGCTTGCACTTCCTGAAGTAACTTGTGATCCTATGATCTTATAAGCATAGTAACCAGAAGGTAGACTAATATCTGTGTTTTGTGTGCTCATTGAAGTTACACTTAACAAATCAAATCCCGAACCTGTAAAAGTTGCACCACTAGGAATATTAATAGTTTTTCCTGAAGCACCTAAATTAATCGTGGTAGTATTTGTTCCACCAATCGTCAAGGTACTCGAAGCATTACTGCTTAACGTATCGAGTTGTTCTACTTCTAGAATACTGGTCATATGATCACCAAGGTTGAGGTAGCGGGAACTGTAATCGTGTTACCTGCTGCTACGGTTATTGTTCCTACCAATGAGCAATTTCTATTGGCAGGTAAAGTTAAATCATTAAAGGTTTGTTGATTGTTTTGAAAAAATTGAGGAGCACACGCTGTCCCTTGCACCGTGCTTGGTGTGGGGCCAACTGATTCTAAGGTTTGTTGTAAGTAGACCACATAACAAGTATCACTCGCAGAGATAGTTCCCCCTAAGTTTAATTGAAGTCCACTATTGGAAATTGTATAAGTGTTCGGATTTTGCCTTACCTCATTGACGAACAAAGCCAAATCTTCAGGTACGGTGACTTGACGGTCAAGTGTGTAAACAGAACCACCATCACCAGTAATCTGTTGACTGGTTAAACTTGCAAAATTATTGCGAGGAGCTGCACCAATATAGGCCATTAGCTAACATCATCCATTGAGGAAACATTGACATCGCAGTCTCCTGAGGATGATGAGCTTTGAGCTTTAATCTTCCCTGAGGCTGGTAAAACAACTTTTCCAGAGATGACCTCCAAAGATGAGTTTTGTGGAATAGCAGCATTCTTAACTAAGAATTGTTCATTGGCTCCTGTACCGTCAGGATCAATTTTAACGGAAACGTTGATCGAGGCACTACCAGTATTAGAACACAATAAACCAATAATTACCTTTTTATTGGTTGTAGTAAAAATGGTTGTAAGGGTAGCGTCTGATAAGCTTGCCCCATTAAATAAGAAATTATTTGCCATATGTTTTATGCGACCTCTCTGTCATCAACTTCAGTCCATACATTTGTAGCAGAATCGTCGACTTCTGTCCATGTATTTGTATTGCTATCATCGACAGGCGTCCAAGCATTCGTGACTCCAGGTACCACAGGTGACCAAGCAATAACACCCACACCTCCTTGAACAACACTTAATTCGATACCTGTTAAAGTGACCACGGCACCCGCTTCGACAGTGACACTACCTTGAGCAGTGCTTAACGCTTCACCTGTAACAGGGACATCGGCTCCTGCTTGAGCTTCTACCGAACCTTGAACAATACTTAAAGGTATGCCTGTTAAAGTAACGAGAGCGGATCCTGTAACGGTTTCATCACCAATCGCTGTATTGAGAGATTCACCTGTAACAGATACATCAGCGTTGGCTGTCACAGTCACACTATTTTGAGCTACGGATAATGCTTCTCCTGTGAGCGTAACATTAGCATCACCTGTTACATTTTCATCGCCGATTGATAAGGTTAAATCTTCACCTGTGACGGATACAACAGCAGATCCTGTAACAACAGAATCACCAATAAAGGTTTCGATCTCTGTTTCTGGCCCCACAACAATGGTTGTTTGACCGTCGGCAACAATGCTATAAGGACCAATAGCAGTGGATAAACTTTCACCTGTTACCTCAACGGTGACATCGGGAATTTGAACAACAACATCTCCTTGAGTTGAAGTAATTTCTTCTCCTGTGACCGAAGCAATAGCTCCCGCATCAACAGTGACACTTCCTTGAGTAGAACTTAAAGTTTCGCCTGTGAGAGATACATTGGCATTACCAACAACAGTTTCATCACCTATAGCTGTGGTTAATGCTTCACCTGTGACAGATACAATTGCGGATCCTGTAACGGTAGCAGTTCCTTGAGTAGTAGATAATTCTTCACCTGTAACAAGAGCAGTCGCTGCTCCTGAGGCAACAGCTGTTCCTTGAGTAAGAGTTAGAGCCTCTCCTGTTAAAGTAACAACAGCATTTCCGATAACGGTTTCATTACCAATTGCTGTAGAGAGTTGTTCACCTGTTAGGCTAACAATAACATCGACTTGTGCTATTCCACCTTGAGCGGCGAAAGCGTCTTCCGCAAATGAGAGTCTTCCAAAAAACATAGCCTTATCCTAGGGCTATGGATGCTACCAAAGTTGAATCGTGAGGTTGTTCAGCAGGTTGTGTGCAGAACACATCCTTAGTCCCTGCACCAAAGTTTACAAGATTATTAGAGTTGGAGGAAGTAAGAACTGCATCTCGTTGAAAGGTTGTGCTTCCTGTTAAAGTACCAACACCAACTTCAAAATCTGTTCCAGACTGATCGGAGATACAATAGAAGGTTGAGTTGCTAGTGCCGATGGCTGCACTAAAAGCTTGAAAGCCGTCCTCAGCTCCTGCTAATGTAAAATCGCCTGTTCCAGTTGTTGTACTGGTCTCTTTAACTCTATCCGCTACAACAAATGCCACGAACTACTCCTTAGGATATTCTTAGGATTGCGTTTGAAGCGTCGGCTGTTGGGAATTGAATTGTAAAAGTTCCTGATGTTGAAGTTTTTACTGCACCAAAATCTAAAACCATAACGGATGCGTTTGTATTGGTAGTAGAGTTTGTATTATAAATAACTGCTGCTTGAGCAGAAATTGTTGCACTGGTAAAACTTAAATCACTAAAATCAATAAATGCTGTTGCACCTGTACCCGCAGCACCAGAATTAGTTAATGTGCCTCCACCAGCAGAATATGTACCTGAATCACCTACTTCGTTAGTTGCAGAATAAGCAGTTGTTGTGTTGCTTAAAGTTGCAGATGCGTCATACAAAGCAAGTTTAAAGGTATTTCCTCCAGCAGATGCAAAGTTATGTTCGCCTTCTAATAGTTCTACTTTAAAACTATCACAGACTGCTTGTGTAATTGCCATCTTTAGTTACCTCCGGGATCTACTGATTTAAGAGGAATACGAAGGACCCCATCTGCGTATTCATCTCTACGTTTTCTGCCCATTTGAGTTTGTGCTAAAAATTGCACTGCTTGAGCGTACTTTTGATCGTATAATTGCACATATGGAGGATTTTTCAAGTAGGAAAAAGCCTCAACCACTGTACCATAAATTAAAACTTCGGGTGCGTTGATAGACAACCAAGTCGTTGTTTGACTACTTGATAAATGATCGGGTGTTTTGTTATACCATAATTCAATTTCATAAGCTGCATCGGGTGCAGGAGCAAAGATCATCGTATTTTGATCCCAGTTAGCGTAGTATTGGGGAGTTCCTGTATCGGAACGATCTTTATTATATTCATCAATAAAAGTTGTATCTCTTTGTTCTAACCATGTTCGATTTCCTGTTATTTGATCTTTAATTTGAACTCCTCGCTCAAAAGCAAAATCATCAGGCATGGTGATAAAAGGACTACCAATGGTAAAACTAGAAAACTGAAACTTTCGAAAGGCATCAAGGTCAAGTTCTCTTTGAACTTTATTTTCAACATTAGTAATAAAAACATCAATAATAGAGTCAGATAAAACTTCTGATCCTACTTCAGTATAATTACGTACATTAGTTAATAATTCAGAATAATTCATGATGTGCTCACCGTTACATTACCAATACTCATTCGCATTACCAAGTCTTTTCTTATAGGTGCTGGTTGCATTCCCACACTACTAAAAGGTGTTTCGTTGGGATACCCTACTTGTACAACAATAGGTTCAATTCGATCAGGTCTTGCATTTTTCAATGCTTCGGGATCTGGTGCGTGATATGGAGGATCTAATTGAGGATGTTTCGGCTCAAAACATTCTGGACAAGTAAAGAGTCCATTCCATTCTTTTCGCAGTTCTAAATAGGGATACTGATAGCCACATCGATCACAAATGGCTTGTGAATATTTACCCGACGCAAATGCCATTATTAACCGTTCCTAAAATAATTCTGTGGTACAAGATGCACAGAAGTTCGCTGACCGTCCTCAGTCAATGCTCTTTGTAGTTCATCTTCATAATACAGTTTCATTTCTTGTACTCTTCCTGGATTGTGTTTCTGTGCCAGATAAAAAGATAAACCAGAAACCATACAAGGTAAAAATCTGTAAGGAGCATCGGGTGTGTTGGTGTAAGCACCAGCATCTTCAATCCTGGCCACATAATAGTAATTAATCTGAGTACCAGTTGTGCCTGGTGTTTGATATAAACTAATTTCTACATTCGATAAATTTCTTCTCACATAATATTGAGAAGGAGTTCCTGTCGAACTTTTATTAGGTATCGCTTGATACTCTGATCTTGAAATTTTGTTTAGGGTAGTATCGATACTACCATTTCGAAAGACTGCTTCTAAAACATCACTACAATCTGCCGGAGCAGTGTAAGTAGTAGTATTGGCTACTAGGTTTTGAGTGTAGTTTGTTACCTTCCAAAGATGAACTCCTCGATTACCCCATTCAGATAATAGAAGATTCAAACTTCTTCTAGCTGATTTTAAATCATAACCTGTTCTAACGGATTTACCAATTCGCTCATAAGACTCCTCGATAACCTCGTCAATGTTAAGATTAAAATCTGTTGTTCCTGAAGTAGCCATACTAAATTACATTCCCATTGCCATTTTTTTACGTGGAGAAATAGCCATTCCACCACCACGCTTCTTCATGACTTGTTTTTTCTTCGCCATGCCTCCGCCTCGTTTTTTGATTACTTGTTTCTTTTTACCTGCCATGATAATTACCTCTTTTTAAATAATTGTTCGTACGTACGTTGCCTCTCAGCTACTACTTCTTCGTAGTATTCCTTTGGCCATTTCTCATAATAGCCTATCTTATGAAGTTTGCAACTTGCTTCATAGAGTTGTTTAAACTTCTGTATAAGTATCATGGAATACTTTAATTCAGAATGTTCCACTGGTTCTTCTGTAGGGTCACAAAGAAAGGCTTCACTATCGGGATTAGCGGGTGTTTCAGGATGAAAGCCCATAAAATATACATCTCGTCGATTATAGGTCTTGTTATAAAAATCTATCTTTTCTTGAAACTTTTCCGGTGTATATTGTTCAAAAAACGGATCACAATAAATAATAATATCGTGTTGTTTCTTATTCCAAGATTTAATGACATCGGTTAATTGCTTTTCATACTTGGATTTATCCATACGAACTTCAATTCGTAATTTATTGTCCTTTCTCCATTTCGCTGCAAATGGACAAGCAGGGAAGCCAATATGTTTGTTCATTGGTTCTAAGACTGTCTTAGACCAATTGACTACATCAAGTTTAATTTTTTCTGCTTGTTTTCTTCTTGACAATTGTTTTAACCATAGAGGGTTTTGGTCCTGTGTTTGATGCTTTTTGTTTTACTTTGCCAGAACAAACAGCACTAGCGTACATATTAGCGTAGGCACTAGGGTAGACGTCGAATTTTCTTTTTGCCGCCGCTTTTCCTTTTGCGCATAGTTTTGCCATTTTTCTTACTCCCCGGATTCGTTATTTGCTTGCTCATTTGAGCTCTGCTGATCGCCATGTTCACACCCCGCACATTCACACATACAAGTCATCTCACAATGACAAAGACATCCACATTTTTCACATTTTATCATTATCTACCTTGACCTCTATATTCTTTAAAATTTCTTCTTTTGTGTTTATTCATTGTGGACCAACTTATTCTACCGTCACCGATCGTAGTTTTTTTAGCTACATGTTCAATTATTTTGGAAGAGTCTGTTTGCTTTTTGGCCATTAAAAATCACTTGTTTTAATTAGAAATTCTTCTATCCAGGCAATTCGATCATCCATTTTATTCATACGATCATTCATTGTAGACAAAGTATTTTTGATGATAGCAATATCTTGTTGCATTTGTGCAACACTATCTGCTTTTCCCTCTACTGCATTTAATCTTTCTGACATCATCCCCCAGCTCATACCCAAGGTTACTAAAAGTACCAAATAAGGTAGGACTGTTTTTAGGTCTATGTTCATTTAGTTGCACTCATATTATTTAAAGGGTTATTTAAAGCTTTATTTATATTCAAGTTTAAATCATCTTCAATAATTTTCAACTCCTCAAATATCTCTCTTGTATCTTCTTTTTGTCTGTCTTCTATATCATTAACTATTTTTGTAATATGTCGAATATCATCATTCATTGATCTTAAATCTGTTTTCATATCGTTTTTTAAGTCTTTTGCTACGTCAGATACTAGGGTTATTTCATCTAAAATAGAATCTATTTCTGCTTTTAAAACTGCTATTTGCTCATCATAATGAGAGAGATCAGGTGCTGTGTACTCTTGAATTTTTGCCTTCATATCAAGATAGTCTTTGTAAAATGTAAAGCCTGTCCAAGCAGCACCACCCAAGGTACCAAGCAAAGACAGTATAATAAGGATTTTACCACCTTTAATTTTAATTCCACCATATTCAATCTCCGCCATATTGACTCTCCACCATTTGATTCATTAATTGATCTTGTGCATTACTAAATAAAATACCATATTGATCCTCTATTGTCTTGTTTAAATATTCATTAACATCGGTATCAATAATTGTAGATTGTGAATTAAAAAATGTTTTAGTATCTCCGAGTATTTGCATAACAATTAAGGTTTTTGTTTGAGCAGTGTCATCATATCTTTCTTTATCATCAATCTCTTTTACAATTTTTGTAGCTGCTTTTTCTTTTGCTGTAGGTTCTTCTTTTGTTTCTTCCTTTATCTCTTCTACAGAAGATTCTTCTTCAACTGCTTCTACGACTATTTCTTCAACAGGCTCCTCAACGATCTCTATTTCAGCTTTTATTTCTTCTTCCATAGTTTCCATCTCGGGTTCAATATCCTCTATTTTTACATCTATTTCTACTTCGACAGTTTCATAAGTAATCTCTTCTTTTGGTGGCTCAATAGGAATAAACTCTACTTTTCCCGCATCATCAATTTTAATATCGTTGTATTCAATGATTTCTTCTATCAAATCTATTTGAGTAGGATCTGTTAGATTTAGGTAAACTATTTCTTCGACCGTGGTTATTTGTTGTTCTATGATTGTGGAAATCACATTGTAAAAAACATTGACGGACACGTCGTCAAACAAAGGACCGACGGCAAGATTAATATCTCGACCGCCTATTTCGATAGTAATCTTACTTAGAACGCCACTGAAATCGAAAGACCCATTATATGATTGGTAACCTGATGATACGCCAGATTCAGACAGGATGTCAGTACCTGAAAAGACGGTAGTCCCTCCACCAGTTCCTGTAACGTGCATGTAGATTCTATCTTGAGCATCTTGTTTATCGACTTTTATGGAATATGTAACCTCACCACCGTTATCTATGCTTAAATCAGAAATGTCAACTTCTTGATAAAAAGTAGATCCCATGCCATCAACTAGCATACGAGATTTAGTATCACCACTGCCTGTAATTTCTGCACAGGTATCGGTTCCTAAATCACCACAGTAAGTTCCTGATGGCATACTCGCAGGACCCTCGCCACCCCAGTCAAAATTCATATCAGGTTCATCCACAATATTACCTGAATCTTCATTGGTGACAGTGGTTGTCGTGATAGTCTTTGTTGTGGTAGTGGTAAAGATAATCTCTGTGCCTTTATCTTCTTCTGTTTTTTCTACAGTCACTTGTTCCTCTACAGTAACGCCCGGAGTACAAAGTCCTTCGGCATCAGGTAAACAGGTATCTGCTTTAGAGGATAAGGAAACCAGTAGCAATAATAAACAAAGTTTTAAATAATAAAGCATTGTCAGCATCACTGAACTCCTTAGGTTCTGGTTTGTTGGCTTGAACGTATTCTGTTTTGTATTTACTTCCGTCTGGAATTTCATCTGGATTATCTGTCCAATATTCAGCGGCTTCTGCTCCGATAGATCCTCGTGCGGGACAAGGAGTTCCGGCATCCGTCATCGCATCCCATACTCTTGCATCTTGGCAAAGAATAGAAACAGCTGCAACTTTCATGCCGTAGGCATACATAGATCTTGATAATTTTAATTTTTGACATAGCTCGTCGTCAATAACAACGCCTGTAGCAACACCAACAACGTTATTTTGCACACTAGCCCCCACACCAACTTTACATATATCACTGTTATTATTCATAATGGTGGGAGCATTAGCTGTAGGAGGAGTTGAATTTGTAACTACGGTCGATGAAACAGTGTTGGTTTCAGCAAGAGTAACGCTCGCAGTCAATAAAAGCATCACAATGGATACTATGTAGATTAACCAATCGTGTTTCATTTAACATCTCCAACGTTTACGTGCTTGTCTTAATCTTGAATTGGGATCTTTGGCAGCTTTAGGAAATTGTTTCATTTGTCCTGCACTTCTAGCACAAAAAGATTTTCTTCTCTTCGCATCTTTACTGCCAGGTTTTACTTTGCCTGTGACTGCGGTCTTTAACTTCGAACCAGGATTCTCGGCTCTATAACGCTTAACACCGGCTTGAGTCATTCCCGCCCCTTGTTTAGTGGGGCGGAAATATTTTTTAGTTTTTGGTGGTTGCTTGTCCGCCATTATGCACCTGTGTAAAATACAGTACAAGTCGTGTTGACAGTCGTCACACTCAGATTGGTTTTGAATACAACACCTTGTTCAGGAATATTCATTGCCACGTCTGATGTACCACCTGTCACAGCTACGTTAAATTTTGCAACGCCACCATCACTGAATGTTACGGTACCATCACTACCAGTTGCTCCTGTACCAACAATAAACCCTTTGAGACGTGCTCTTGAGGCATTGATTACGGTAGTAGCATCAGCTCCTGCACCTTTAACACTTACATCACTATCGAAGGCCATGATTTACCTCCTTATACTACTGCTGCGCCAGTAGTTACGTCTACAAAGTTTGAACCGTTACCAAAACAAAGAGATCCTGTTAAAGAAGCTCCAGTTGCATCAGAAACATAGATTAATAATCCTGCTGTTGCTGTTGGTAATGTCAATAATGTGTATGTTGGAACAATAAAACCATTATCTGATAATACTGGTCCACTAAAAGTAGTATTTGCCATATTAAACCTCCTCGGTTGTATAGACCTTGTTACATAGTCTCTATACCGTCTGCTAGCTCAGTCTATGTAACTTGTTTCGCTAGATACTTATTTATAACATAAAAAAAGGGGCATTAAAGCCCCTTTTAATATTAGTTATATTTCAATGCTTATGCACCAGATGTACCGAATACACAACGTGGATCAGAGAAACCAAATGAGTATCTCTCTCTTGCTTTGTATCGGATGTTACCTGTGTCAAAGTCACCTTCCATCACTGTCTTTAACGGAGTTCTTGTGAAGTGTTTGAATCCGTTAGGAGCATCAGTTTTGATGTAGAAAGCATCAGCGTCAGTTAAGTAGTGGTTAACGACATAGCCTTCAGGAATCATTGACATGTTTCTGATTGCGTTGATGTCGTTATCTGCTGTGCCAACTCTTAAAGTAGAGTTCATTAGTCTGTCAGCAGTGAACTGTAACTGTCTTGGTACGATTAGTTTCATACCTTTGATAGCTGTTCTTAGGCCTCTCTCATCTCTGAAATCAGCGATGTCGATAAGTGCCTGCTCAAGTGATGTTTCGTTCAAGTCAGCATCTGTTGCTAGTCTGTTTGATAGGAAACCACCAGTTTGAAGTGGGTGTTGTGTATTAATAAGTGATACACCGTCACCACCTGGGTTGCTTCCTGCAGCGCCAGCAGAAGCGAAAGCATTGTTAAGAACTGCCATAGCTTTAACTTGCTTTGTGTTTGCCATTGAACGAGCAAGTGCTCTTGTGTATCTAGCAGCGAGTCTGTCGTAAAGGTTGTCCTCTACAGCTTCCTCAGTGATAGAGAATGCAAGTGCAATTGTTTCGTGTTGGTAACGAGCTGTGAAAGTTTCGTTAGCTGTATCGAAAGCTACGCCCTCACCTTCTTGTTTGGTGGGTGCAGTTCCGAAACCTGCTAACATTACTTCTTCTTCAAATGCTCTGTCAGATGACTCAGCATCAAAGATTTGAGCATGTTCGTTATCATATCGTGCGTATTCCAAGCCGAACAGAGCGTTCAAACCTGGCTCTAACTCTTTAACGAGTTGACTTCTTGATATAGCCATAGTTTAACCTCCTATATGCCTGCAACATTAGCACTGTATAAGTGCTTGTTAAATTTAACGACGATGTTAGCGTTGTTAGCAGTAAGATCTGAGTTCTCAGGATCTCCTGAAATACCAACAATTTTAACAGCAGTATCAGCACTAGTTGAGAAAGTCTCACTGTTTACTTCTGCTTTTGATGTTCCACTGTGTGTAGAACCGGCAGTGTAAACTAAGTTAGCTGTTTCACCAACGTTAGCTAATGTCATTGCACCAGATACTTGAACTTCAAATAACTGATTCGGATCGTCTTGTACGAAAGCTTTGATAGTACCGTCGTAGCTTGAAGTGTTAGCTGCGTGGTAGTTTGACCATATTGGTTTTCTTGTGTTCACGTCAACGTATTGAACGCCGTTGAAAACACCTACTACTACGTCTGCAACACCATTAGCAACTTCTACTGTACCACCAGCTACCATCTCCACAGGATCTCCCTGGAAGATTGAGGTCGCATAGCCGTTAGCTACAAGGTATTGAGTCTGACCGTTTGTTGACGGACCAGAACCTTGCATTCTTACAGCTCTGAAACCAAAGGGGGCGTCTTGATTTGCCATGTTAATACTCCTTTAAAAGTATGTGTTGTTAGTAAGTGTTACGTCTAGGTCAGAAAAAAAATTATTCACTTTTTTTCGAGCCACCGAACGTAACTCTAGTTTTTCGCTCGGGCTTATTGATCGGCATAGAAGGGTGTTGTTCCTTTAGAAGATCGTTGTCAACAGCATCCTGTTGATCATGAGCTAGTTGAGAGTAGTATTGATCTCTCTCTTTTGCGATCTCTACCGGCACCTTTGCCAATAATAGTCCACCAACAGAAACGATACCTGCGTGTTTTCCTTCAGCTTCACTAGGAAAATCAAAATCGGGATATTCATCTGCTCGAACAAGTTCATAACCTTGTCTGAGTCGACCGATAACGTTTTTGTTATCTTCATATCCTCTTACTGATTCCCTAATCCATCTGAATTTAAAACCCTCAGGTGGTTCTGGTGTATCAAGCGAGCTTGGTAGCTGCCAATGTTTTTTGCGTGCTTCTTTATCCCTTGTGGATGCAGATCTAGGTGTCTTATCAATCATAATGTTACCTCCTCTGTAACTTTAGTTTTTCCGACGCATATTGTTCGTTGGAAAGACCAAGTCGTTTTGCGATAGCCGCTTCTGAACTTGACAACTTAACTACGTTGCGTCCTGTGCCTCTGTTTCGATGTGCGCTTGCCACAGTCTGGACGGGCTGTTGGCGTGCGGGTTCTTCGGATGAAGAATCTTGTTGAAACTTATGAGGAAGGTTTTCCCTCATACGTTTATCAATCTCACTATAATAGTAATCTGTGCGTGGATCAACACCTTGATTTACTAAATCTTCGTGAATTGCATAAGCAACGTTGGTCATCACCTTATCAGTGCCAAACCATTCGTTTTTCTCTGCCCAAGACTCAGCTTTTGGATCCTTAACAGGTTGTTGAGGTTGTACTTTAGGTATTTCAATCTCTCTTTCCTGCTTAGGAGCATTTGCTAAAGCCTCTTGTTGGGCTTTTATTTGCTCATATCTGCTTTGCTCTGTGCTTAATTTTCCAATTTCAAATTGTGCATTTGCGACAGCATCATAATCTTGGTCTTCCATTGCTTTTTTAAGCTTGGCTTTCGCTGCTTCCATGGAACCAGTCAAACGACCACCCATCTCATTTACATAGCCACTATTAAGTTTGCCTAATTCATCTTTAATTTTATCTCTTTCGGCTTTAATAGCTTGAGCAATTGCTATTGCTTCTTCTTCACGTCGTCTAGATTCACCAAGCTGATAAGCATATTCATCAAATCTTTTCTGAACAGACTTACTATACTTATGTTTGGAATCTTCTTTAGGTTCCTCTTCTTCGAGACTTACTTCTTGTTGTTTTGACTTGTCTTCAACAACAGGTTCTTCCTGGTTGTCAGACTCTACTTCAAAAGTTTTTTTCTCTTGAGGAATCTCAATTTCATTTTCTTCTGTTGGAGAAGCAATATCTTCCGACTCTACTTCTACAGAATACTCTTGTTTTGTTTTATTGCCTGATTGAGCCTGTAACTCAGCAACTTGTCTATCTACTTCGTTCATGTGTATACTCCTAAAATATCCTCAGGACTTTCGACAGTCCCAATTATCTCATCATCATTTAGTATTCTGAGTTCGCCTCCCTCGATTTTGATTCGAGATCCAGCGTATCGTGCGATGATTACCCAGTCGCCTTTTTTACACCAAGGTCCATTTGGAAATTTATCCTTATCTGCGTAAGCGTCGGGTCCGACTTCTAGAACTAAAGCACATACAGAAGCAACTTGTTGATCTTCTACAGCTTTGTCAGTTAATAAAACACCACCTTTAGTTTTACCTACACCTTTGTAGGGAAGAACTATTAATCTCCAACCTGTTGGTTTGGGGACTTTACTAAGGTCGCTCTTTTTATCTTCTTCTTTTTTCTCAGCGGGCTTTATCCCCACTATCTTTTTTTCGTTGGGCATTATCAGCCCCGTTGTCGACTTCATCGTCTACCTCCCATTTGCGAAACAGATCCCTAATATCTGAATCGAGTTTGCGAAGAGAAGTTAGTTGACCAACTAGGTATTGGTATTTATCCCAACTCTCTACGTTTCCGTCTATGATTACAGACTTTACATCGTCTTGTCTAGTCTTTATTAGACGTAAAATTGCTGAATATATATTTACTTCCACTACTTAGTAATTTTCTTAGACTTCTCAAAAGTCCTAAGCCCGGCCATGCCTAAAAGTGCCATGACTAAAGGCATTAATTGTTCCATGTTCATTTGGGGTAGTGGACCCACTTCAATTTGGAATACTCCTAAAAAGAACACGATAAAAGGTTTAAGGACAAATTCGAAAAATATGGCCAATGCTGCACTAAATCCAATGAGGGGTCGCCAAGAACGTTGCAGTAAACCTGAAATATCGGTAGCTGTAGACTGAGCATCGGCTAAATTAATATCCATTTGTTTAGAGTTAATTTCATTTTCAAGTTCTTGTAGTTTAATTCTTATTTGACCTTTTTCTTCTTCGGATGTGTGAACACTGTCGATCACTTTACCAACAGTGTCCACTAAAGATCCGCCTAAAATTTTAGATAACATTAATTAGATGTATTGAGCGATGATCCAGCCAATAGCAATACCTATTACAAGCCACTTCTTTTTGGGATGATCATTCCATAATTGTTTGATTTTATCCATTAGAATACTCCTTTGAATTTGGTACCACGAATCGCAGCACCGGTTCCTCTCATACCTTGAGAGTTAGGTCCCTTTTTAGGGGGAACTGTTCGTGTGAGTCTTTTCCCTTCGACTGACCCACCTTTTTTAAATTTTTTAATCATGCCACCGTTCTTTGCTTCTTTCGGTACTCCATCTTTATATTTTGTGGACATTTCATTCATGATTTTTTTAAACTGATTAAACTTCTCTTGAGTATCAATATCTTTATAAGACTCTACGCCGACAGCTTCTTCTGCCATATCAATAATTTTTTGAGGGGTAGATAACCCTCCGCCGAAAGTTAATTTCTTATCGATAAAAAGACCGATCTTTTCTTTAAGGCTAGTTTTTTTATCTTTATCTTCAGCCATTAAAATACTCCCTTAAAACCTTTTCCGCTAATTGCAGCTCCAGTTCCTCTGGATACCATTCCACCGTTTGCTTTTTTCTTTGGTTCCATCTCTTTAGCCATCTTCATTTCCTTTTCAGTAGCTGGACGTAAGCCAATCTCTAAAACCATACCGCCATCTTTTTTCTTCATAGCGCCACCTTTTTTCATGTAGCCCATTTTGTTTCTTACACCCGTTGGTAATTTTGCTAGACCTGGGTTTTTATCTTTATCAATTGGTTTTAGTGGCATCGTAATCTCCTAGTGTACTGTTTTGTTATATACGGGGATAACCTCGTATTTGTAATTTGCTAGTAACTTTAACAAATCTTGTGTTTGTTTCAACCCTATTTCACGGTTCATTGCCCACTGGCCAGCGGCTAGATAAGAACTCGCAATGGCTAATGGATCAACGCCCTGGGAAACATAGAGAGAAAATAACATCTTAAATTCATAAGTAAGGGAATCAACGGCTTCTCTATCAATCTCTTCCAGAGGGTTATTTTTTTCTTTTTTTGACATTTGATTTACCTGCCTTTTGTAAAGCAATCGCAATTGCTTGTTTCTGAGGTTTACCTTCTTTCCTCAGTTTAGATATATTAGCACTAACGGTTGCTTTACTACTACCTTTTTTTAGAGGCATTGAGTCTCTCCATTTGAACGGCAGTTCGTTGATTTTGAATTCGTTGTTGTTGTGCTAGTTTGGCAGAATCAATTGATTTTTTATAACTTAATTTTTCTTCTTCTAATTTATGTTGAGCTAAATCATCAGCTGCATCGACATTAATTTTTTGTTGCTCAAGATCTAACTCTTTTAACTTTAAATCAACTAAAGGATCGGGACCATTTCCTAATGGTAATATTTCTTGTTCTTCAGCGACCATGTCGTCTGTAATTGCTGCAATCTTCACCGCTACTTGTTTTTCAATTTGTGCTTGGAACTGTTGTTGTAGTTCGGGTGGAACTTGTCCTCCAAACTTTGCAGCTTCTTGTTGTAGAACAGGTTGTAATTCCATCATCACTTCATTTCGTGCTTGTGCAGAAACATGTTCAATAACGTGTGCTTGAAGTATAGTTAAAACTTGTGGGTTATTTCTGACTAAATAAGAACTCATAAAGGCACGGTGGGCTTCCATGTGAGCAATATGATCTTGATCGGGAAACACGGTCAATTGTCCTAGCATCAGTGATTGTGAATTCTCGACACCAGGATCGACAGGTTGAGGTCCTGCGGGTGGAGGTAAAATATTTTCAATTTGTTGAACACCTAATGCTTGATACATTCTGCGATACGCTTCGTATAAATTGTGAATCTCGGGATTGCTTTGAGCTAATTGTAATTGAGTTTGTGCCAACATAATTCGCTGACTCATCGAAAAGATATTCGGATCGGAAACAGGAATGACATCAACTCTTTCATCAAAGTCGGTTGTCTTAATCGCACGATCACCGCCCGCAACTTCATATGGATATTCTCCTGGTAAAGCGGTAGCAAATAATCTAGCGAGTAATTGAAATTCTTCTTTTTGTGCATAGTGACATCTTTTGTGAATACCACTCATCACTTTGGAACCTTGTTCTAAAAGTGCCATGGTTGTACCAACAGGGTTAGCCTGTGAACCATCTCCGACTTTCATATCGGCAATCGCTGCAAATCTTCTTCCCGCATCCACGACATATCCTAATAACTGAAATAAAGTTCCATCGGGTCCTTTATACGGTAAAGGCATTAACGCATTTCGTAGATCTCCTCCTGGTGCATCCACATCTCTGAATTCTCCAGGCATCAAAGGTTCTTCATCATCTCGTACACGAAGACCTCTGGATTTGAAACCGGCAGGTAAGTTGGACAATGTACCTGCATCGAGCAATGCTCGCAGTGCTGCTGTAGCCGTTCTTGTCAAACCGCCAAGCATATGCACTAAACCAAAACCATAAAATCCGAGACCAGGTAAAAACTTGTAGTGGACAAAATATTTTTGTCTCATGAACATCGGATCGTTCTGTAAATAGTTTCGGTAGATTGATAAAATCTTTCCGGTGCCTTGTTCCAGTGTTACAACATAAGGCAGTTTTAGTCCTGTGGGCTCACCATCTGGTCCTGTGTTTTCATATCCTTCGAGATCTAAATCGACGTGCATCTCGAGTAATTGATACTGACCAGAATATTCTGACTTTTGGACTCCTTCTAATTCATCGTACTTTTCTTGAATATCGGAATACGAAGAATACAATTCGTCGTTCTCATCAATTTCAATATCTCGGTAAAAACCAGAAATCATTTGTCGCTTTAAATCATTCGGAGAAATTTTTATCACATGTGTAATGCGTTCCGCATCTTCTAATTCCGATGCACCGTAGTTCACGACCAAGTCTTCGCTCGGTATAAACTTCGCACACGGTCTTCCCATGTTGCCATCAAAATAAACTTTTTTAAATGCACTACCGGCTAACGGTAAATGAAAAAGTAATTGATCCATTTCGGGATCGTACTCTTTCATCTTGTACATAATTTGATAGTTCATAAATTCTTTGACTCGCTCTGCCTGTTGTTCTACCTCAGGAGTCGCTTCTCCTAAGACAGTTGTCTTAACAGGACCGCCCGCAGGCAAGAGTTCTTTATAAGCTCCTGCTTGAAACTGCGTGACGGCCTCAGCGAGTAGTGGATGAGAAACTGATGCTGCCCCTCTGAAGGGATTTGAAACTTCTTGATATTTGAAACCTAAGAGATCTAAACCTTTGATGTAACTTTGTTCCCAATCTTTTCGGGATGTTTGATCGACCGAGAACTGTGCTCGGAGTTCATTGGAAATTTTTGCGAGAGTTTCTTCTTCGATGACTTCGGCTAAGTTGTCAGCGAATCCGTCTCCGGTGTCCGTGGGCACGGGACCAAGACTCACGGCCTCATCGCCCTCTACTTCCACTTCTAACGGTGTGCTTTCGCTTACACCTTCTGTAATAATTTCTTCTTCGACACCTGTTGGTGCTTCATTTAACGTTTTGTCAATTTCAGCCATAATTATTTATACCTTAAGATCCATAAAAAGCAATCCTACGTCTCGGACGTTCATCAATCTCCTCATCATACTCGTGTTGCAACGCACCAAATTGTCGGTAACGCATTAATGCTTGTGTCATCGAATCCACATAGTCATCATTTCTACCATAGGGGAAAGCGGCACATTCTTCAATAACTTCTTCGGCCCATTTATACGCTGGATACCAAATCATTCCACTCTCAAATAGGGGTGCCACACTGTTGACACGGACTAATTTGTCGTTTCCCCGACTGGGTGTAAAATTAATGACGGGAATTCCCATCGCTTGTAATTCGTGCGTTAGGGGGAGACCCGTTGCTTTGGCTTCAATGATGATTTGTTCGGGTTGCCAGTAATGATTCTTTTCTAAAGCGATCCTTTTTAGCTCGGGGAAGTCCCACCGCCCACGGTCCGCTTCCATGAGAATAATATTTTGCTTACCCGTCATCTCATTATAGAAAACTCCCCATGTTGTAATCGCAGAATAGTCCGCTGTGGTCTTGGATGAGAAGGCTGTATCGTAACTTTGAATGATATATTGCAAAGGAGGTTGTTCTTTTTCCCAACATTGCCACCATTCACGCTTAATAATCGAAGTTTCTTCACTTGTTGGCTGTTGTTGCCACTGTGCATTCCATTTAGCCACGGGCAGTGAGGCTTTAACCGCTTCTAATTGATCTTTTTTCCAGAATTCTGGCCATTGAGGGGTGCCGTCGTCCATGAGCGCAGGGAAATCGACAATATCCCACTTGTCAGCGAGAGGATCTTTGGCTTGAGCCTCGATCAAACGCTCGGTTAAGTCTTCTTCTGACCAACGAGTCATGACCACAACGATACTTCCCCCTGGTTGAAGACGCTGACGAGGACCTGAAGTGTACCATTCCCATGCATTCTCCATCGCAGTCTTACTGAGAGCGTCTTGTTCGGAGTGAGGATCGTCAATAATTAATAAATCTGCACCACGCCCTGTGATGGAACCACCGACACCAGCTGCAAAATACTCCCCCCCGTGGTTGGTTTCCCATCTTCCTGCAGCTTGGGAATCGGCTCGTAGCTCCGTGCCCGGGAATACGGACTTAAATTCGCTTTCATTCATCAAGTTTCTGACCTTACGACCAAAACGATAGGCTAGCTCGGCTGTATGGGTGGTTTGGATAATCTTTAATTTAGGGTTATTGCCCATCATCCAGGCGGGAAAGAGATAACTGGCAAATTCTGATTTAGTATGTCGGGGTGGCATATTGACAATTAATCTATTAATTTTTCCATCCCTGATGGCTTCTAATTTTTTAGCAATGATTTTATGGTGCCTCCCCTCAATGAAGTCGGGCCAAATGTTTTTTACGAAATTTCCAAAGGAGTCCCTAGAGTTCCTTGCAGATTCAAGTTGTACTTTCTTAAGCTCAAGCTTCTTGAGAAACAAAAGTCTCTCCTCTTGAGACATAGAAGACAAATCTGGTAGTAAATCGCTCATGTTTTCTGTGTATATTTATATACTAGGTTATACTATATACTACTTCTAATTTTAGGGGGTACCCCTCTTTTTTCAATAGTAATGTATTACTTCGTAATTCCTTAGTATCTCTTAACCAAAAAAAATTTCATTCTTCAATTTTTTTTGGTTAGGCGGGCAAAAAAAAATTCTCATGCACAAGTAGATTTTTGGAAAGTAATAAAATATTTAGGATTGGATGCGGGTGTTCCCGCCCCGAATGAACAGGAACAGGAACACCCAAAAGAGTTATCCGATTAATTTTTTACGATAGTTTTTAATCGTTTCGATTAATGGATAAGTGTCCTCAGAATAAACGCAATGATCAATAAATAGTTCTATCTCACTATCACTCATTTTTTTTATTTCTGTATCTGTTGGAGTTTCAACATAATCATAATCAAATGAATTATTATCATAAAGAGATAGACTTTTATAATTAGAATATAATTTTCTAGTATCCCAATATTCGTTTGAGTACCAATTAGCCCCTTTATAATTTCCTACTTTCTCATTGATGATAATAAACTTTCTTGATTTGCTATCTAAGAAAACCATTTTATCACTGCCAATATGTTCACCCAATTCTATTTGATAGTTAGAATTTAAGATTACATTTGGATTGTTTTTTAAAGTAGGTTTTAAATTGTGTTCGTTGAAATGCCATGTATCCGAACAGTTCTTGTGTATTAATGGAATTGGTAATTTTGCTCCATTGTGCATCATTCCGATTATTCTATTATCTTTATTATAAGAAATAAAAGGATGACAATTCTTTTTGTTTGTTGCTCCCGCAGTCGTAAAACGAAAGTGAATTGCCATTTGATCGGTGTTGTTCTTATGTAGATTAAAAAAAGTTTTTACTTCATTAAAATCATTCGGAACAAACTTATCTGATACAAAGTTATTATTTTTATCTAAATACATTAATCCAAAACCATTTGAATTTCTTTCGTAAGCTATTCTCATGTCTTCAAGATTTAATGATTTAAGATCGTTAGCTACTATAATTAAACACATTTTTTTAATTCTCACTTTCTAATTCTTGATTAATTAATTCGGAATTATTTATTCTGAAATCGTGAACAATATCTTTGAAGTTAGAATAAATAGTTTTCCATTCTTCAATATGTTTTAA